CATGCCTCGTGTCATACCCATGTAATGGGTTGGATAGGTTTCTATAGCGGCAGATAGGCCGTGGTTCTTGATGGTCATCGCGACGGAGGCGAGCTTCTCGCCGGCTGGGGCGGAGATGATTCCATCTTCGAACTTACTTTCGGGAGGTATCCCGAGGCGAGCTTCCTCGCAGTGGTGGCAGTCACAACCTTCCTCCGGCTTCTTGCAGTAGTGGGCAGCCTGGTAGGCTGAACCGCGACGGGGTTCCCAATGAATCTTGGAATGAAGCTTCTTCAGAGCAGTCAAACGTTGTTTGATCGTAAACTGTACGAAACCTTGCAGGTGGGGAGTTCCCTCTTCTCCAACTTCCAGTTGAAACACCAGGTAGTTGTACTGCCAACTCGTAACACGTTCGTGGTCCCTCAGCCGAGGGTTGTTCAGTGTGAAACACCAGTCATGGGCGGGCGACGATTGTCGGGGCATAACTCAAACAAGTGTGAGTTCTGCAGGGCTGGGTAATACTGACCCAGCCCTGCGATGCGCACGCGAAAAAAGTCACCGATTTTTCGCCGCACGCCTTACCATCTTACTCTTTCCGTGCGGTCCACCGGAAAAACCTTTTAGATGGTAAGGGGCGCTCCGGACCTTCGGCCCTCCGCTTAGTTGTTTTTTACTAAAAAACATACTCCCCTCTTTCCCTAACCGCTCCGCTGTCCTCTAACCGATGCTCTCCGCTATGCTACTGCGGGTTTAGGCACCCTAACCCACAGCATGGCCGCTCCTGTGGGGCCCCCCCGCTCCGCTGCGCTCCGCTCCCCACATCCGCTAATTAATTCTGGTGCGATTTACTCATTCGGTGTAACGAAGACGCGCAATTCCATCGACATTGGCGGTACAAGTCGCCAGATTGGTCAATGACCGGGCGTAGAAGTAGAGGCCTCCGGTGGAGATATCCGCAATAGTCATGGGGTTGGTCTGGCCGGAGTAGACGCTCTCCAAGTTTGCAAGCTTGATATACTCGTCAAAGCGAGCAGGGATAGCGAGATAAGGACCGGTTCCCTGGGACACAAGTGGTCCAGTAGGTACAGCGATGCTGAAGTCACGCAAGACACGAAAACGATCCATGTTGTCATATTTGACAGGACAAGTAATGTCTGGGCAAGACTCAGTCCCATCTTGAGCAGTGATGCCGAAGATGGTATCAAAGGTGGGTATAGCACCACCAGAGGGCTGGGTGTCCCACACGACAAGCATACGAACAAAAGTGCTGTTCAGGGCGCCTGTGGCGAAGGTGGGGGTCAACGCGAAGTTGATGCATCCGGTGAGACGGAGTGATTTCAGATGGGTCTTCTTTCCAACACGATTCCAGGAACCGGTTCCAGGTTGAATCAAGTTCAACACTACCGCATACGCATTCGTATTAGTGGTAGATATGATCGTCGGTAGATCAATGCTAGTGTCCATGCCTTTCTTCTCAAGGCGTGCATAGGGCATAACAGCTTGGCGGGATGTTCGCCTAGGAGCTGGAGCTCGACGGGCGAGGTAATCTCCTCGCGTAACAGGACGTCTGTTGGAGCGGTAGGGAAGTCTCCCAAGTCTTTCTAAAGCTGTGCGGGGTGCCCGACGATACGTTCGCATTTGCGTGGAAATGCGAGGCGCGATTTATTTCCTAATTAGGATCGCGATAGGGCGCAGGTAGCGCTCCGATAATTTCTTGCGGCACTGCTAAGAAATTAGAAACATGGATAAGCACCAATATGTCCTATCCTCGGAGGACAGTAATCAGGAATCAGACCAGGGTTCATCAGAGCTTGATGAAGATTCACAGGGTCTAAGTACGGCAGAGGCCATGGAAGGTTCCCCTTCCTAATTACATAGCCATCTTCGCAGAAAAAGATGACGTTGTCCACTCTCCTGTCGAACGCTTGCCAACGGTCAAGCTCGGTAAACAACTTTGGATACCATTCGTAGGGTGCACGATTCGAGGTAAACACCAAGTTAGGTGCTAGGAGTTGATGGAACGCGCCTTTGGTATGGACCTCCATGGGATAACGGTCACACACACGAAGCCAAGTCGAGTAAGGCATCTGACCGTAAAAGTCATCGAAAACACAAGTCTGGTGGAAGTCGGGACGATAGTCCCCAAAGAAAAAGCAAGCTCCCTTTGAAGGGTAATCCGCCTGCACGTAAGGGTCGGGGCCCAACATGGCGTACCGAGTTTTTCCAGAGCCTGGCAGACCGTAAAGCACTGTCACGACAGGACGCGACTGTCGACGAGGCGAATAAAAAGTAGCCAAGGCTTGCATGCCTCGTGTCATACCCATGTAATGGGTTGGATAGGTTTCTATAGCGGCAGATAGGCCGTGGTTCTTGATGGTCATCGCGACGGAGGCGAGCTTCTCGCCGGCTGGGGCGGAGATGATT